GTGCTGTTTCCCAGCGACCAGCGGCTTGGGAGTCTTCTCTTAGTCTTGTTTTAAATACATTCTGATATTCTGGACTATCAATTAGTGTTTTGGCTTTACGACCAAAACGAACTGCAAGTTCTCCTGTGTGTGTTGTCTGTATAATTTTTAGTTTTGGATTTTTACCAATCATCCATGCTGGTAACAGTGTTGATGCAAACTCAGACTTCGTATGTCTTGGTGGCATATTTACTATCAGCCTTTTTATTTCACCTGACGCTAGTTTATTAAATTTATCTGCAATAATCTTGTGGTGCTCACCTTCAATAAAATCAGGCCACATGTGCTTTGTGAAAGATAGGAAGTCTTTTTGTGCCGCTTCCTTTTGATCTTCCTCTTTGTACTTTACCAGGATTTTCTTGAACCTGTCTCTAACGTCAGGTGGTAATCTATTAATTTTTTCTAGGTCTATTTGCATTTCGAAAAATTTTTTGTAAAATTTTTTTTGATGTTACTTTCAGTCTTATAATGATTTTCAGGGATTTGACTATACAAATCTTTGCATTTTGTCTTACTATTGTATGTTTCTTTTGCAAAAAGCAAAATCGAAAATAAAAAAACTTTTAAATTTTCAATTCGCTCTGGTACCTCTATTCTAGCGTCAAGCCTCTAGCGTCTTAATATCTCTATGTCCTATAAAATCCTATAAATAATTAAACCGCCTCAAGTCGCTTGATGCATGTATCTAAACTCTTTGCTATAGGCTCAAGCCTCAAGCCGCTTGCTGCAAGTTCTCTGATTTGGTGGCCGCCATAAAGTATTGGCTCAGGCTTCATGGTGCGGGTGACCATGATAAAAGAATTTGAAGGGTGTTTGACATGGAAGGCTATTTGGTGCGGTGAAAATCGTATTTTATAACCCTTAATAACTTTAAACTCGATAGTGAAAAAATGCCCTTTTTTATTGTAGCACAAAGCGTCTGGTGTACCTAAAGCGGTTGTATTTTCAATGCGAGTAAATGAAAATTGAGGCGTTTTATTCTTAAAATATTGGTAAAATTTTGCTTCATTAATCATGTAATTTTTGACGTTATCACAACATCACAAGTGTTGCAAATATGCAACAGTTATTGCACAACCACAAGTTGTAAATATTTTCTTTTTTGTGCTTGACTTATATTATTAATATTATAGGATAATCCTATAAACAAAAATAAAGAAAGGACAAAACAATGACTACAATTTATATGGCGGTAAAATATCCAAAAAATTGGACTAAAGACAAAAAAATAAAAGAGATATCTTTGGAGGATCATTTAAAACAATATAATTCTGTGTGTGATAACATTGGTGATGGATTACAATTGTTTTTAAATAAAGAAGAAGCGGAAGCGCATTTAATAAAAGTAAATAAATAATAAACATTAAACCCGCTGATAATTAATTTTGTTAGCGGGTTTTTTATGCTCTATTTATACAACTATAGGTTGTAAATATTTTCTTTTTTGTCCTTGACTTATATTATAAATGTAATAGGATAATCCTATGAACAAAAACAATGAAAGGTAAAACAAAATGAACACAGACCAATATCATTATGAAGTTAGAACATTTGGGATTAAAAATAATTACACTTGTTCTTTATATAAAGTAGTTAAACATGATCAATTAGATCTAATTAAACATACCAATTATAAAACAAATACATTAGATCAAGCGTATAAAAGATTTATTAAAGAAAATAACTTAAAAGAAAGGATAAAATAAAATGTTAAGAAAATATACTAAAAAAATGTTTTTAGATTATGCAAGCGCATTTGACTACTATGATGAAATGAAGGAAACCATGAAATCATGGGGTTTAAAACAATTTCATGATTTTTATGGATTTACGCATAAGGATTGGGAAAGCGGACAAGAAGTAAAACTAAAAAGTAAATAAATAATAAACATTAAACCCGCTAATAATTAATTTTGTTAGCGGGTTTTTTATGCTCTATTTATACAACCACAAGTTGTAAATATTTTCTTTTTTGTGCTTGACTTATATTATTAATATTATAGGATAATCCCATAAACAAATATAATGAAAGGATAAAAACATGACTAAATTACATCATACAGAATACAAAAAGAATTATAAAAATTATATTCTGTCAACAATCGAAGAAGACGGGGAAGGCAAACCGTTAACAACTGACAAAGAAAAGATTAATTATATCTTTGACCGTTTCAACTCGGAATATGGATTTATGGTTGAGAGAGTTGGAAAACAAAAAGCCATTTCGGAATGGTTGAGCGGTCTTGCTCTAGATTTACCGTTTTATTATAATGAAATAGTTGATCTAGCCGTAGAGATGGGATCTATAGACCCAAACCCAAACGACAAATTAAGGGAAAAAGTTGAACAAGGTTATTGGGATTTTATGGCAAATATCATTATGAGTTTTGAGCCAAAAGAAAGGAAACAATAATGAAAATTTTAGCAAATTATGAATTAAAAGACATGGGACAACCAATAAAAGAAACTACTTGTTGGTTGTTTTTTGAAAAAGGGAAAATTGCAAAACATACAATTCAAAGGTTTCATTACAAATCACAAATTGATGAATTTAGAAAATTGTTAATTTTTGCAAAATATCAACCAATAAATAAAACTATAAATTAAACTTGACAAAGGACTATCTTATATATAGGATAGTCCTATAAACTAAAAAGAAAGGATGAAATAAAATGGCAAAATATGGAATATTAGAAGTGAAAGCGCCAGATTGGTCAGCGCACAAATATTATTATAAGCATATTGATCTTGACTAAATATTCACATCTTGATTATGATGAAGTAATAAAACAATATGATCAAGATATTTTACCTAAATATATAGAGCATCAAAAAAAATTAGGTTGGAAGTGTGATAGTCAAGGCAATATAATTGGATTTATAAAATAACACTTGACAAAGGGCTATCCCATATGGGATAGTCCTATAAACTAAAAAGAAAGGATAAAAACAAATGAACATAGAGAAAAAAGCAAATAATTTATTATGTATATTTTCCGAATACATGGACGACTATATGCTAGAAGAATTTTTTACTGATACAAATTTGACAAAAGAAGGTAGAAAATTACTTAAAGAAATTAAAAAAGAATTAAGTAAAAAAGAGGCTACAAGATCCGATTTAAGAAAGGCTCATGATCTTAAAGGCTCTAAAAAATTATGGTAATTAACTTGACAAGGGCTATCCCATATGGGATAGTCCTATAAACTAAAAAGAAAGGATGAAATAAAATGAAAATAACAAATAATGAAATGCTAAATTTAGCAAAAACAATTAAATCACAAATACACCCTACAATTTTAATGTGTTCAGCATCCAGAAATTTTGGAGCTTTTGAAAATGAAAAAGGGCTTTATGGATTGCAATTTAATATTAGTAATACTTCAAAATATAAATATGCAACTGTTAGAATTATTTTAAATGGTTGCGATTTATACGACATTGAAATTAAAAATGTTAGGGGTCGAATTGTGGACACAAAAAAAGACATTTACAATGATCAATTAAATGAAGTTTTGGAAAGTATGTGGGAGAAAAAAGAGACTTTAAAAAGATGGGACAATCAAATTCCAACTTTTAAAATAAATCATGTATAATTAAACTTGACAAAGGGCTATCCCATATGGGATAGTCCTATAAACTAAAAAGAAAGGATAAAATAAAATGTTAAAAGCAATATATTTCGCATTACACTTCATGATGATTTTTTTAGGTGTGGTGTTAGCAATTCACTTTGACTTTTGGGTAGGTGCTGCAATAGCAACCACGTTCACGGTTAAATGGTTTTTTATGTTTCCTCAACACGAGGGTAGATAAAACATTTATAGATTAGAATGATTATAATTTGCAATGCAACTTGTGATTGTATGCAGTCTAAGAATACGATTACAGGTTGCAATTTACTACACAACCATAGGTATAAAAAAAAATGTTTCACGTGAAACTTTTTATTTGACAAAGTATTTATTATAGGATAATGTGGGATATATGTTAATTAAACTTAATAATAAAAATAAACAGAAAGGTAATAATATGACATATGAACAAAAAAAGTTTGAAGGTTACACTGAAGGACAAATGGCTAGAGAAATTTTAATGAATGCCATTGCCGAAGCATTGGACACTGAAAACAAGCACGTAAGAACAGAGTTAGAACAAATCGGTGATGAATACAC